AATTTCCCTATAAGTAGTAGTTGTTATCTCCTCGCTATCAGCAGGAATGGGGACATCTGTCCAATCATCATCAATCTTAAAGCAAAAGAATCTGTCATTATTCCAATCAAATCCGATACATTTAAGAAAGCTTTCATCCCAACCTATACAAGCATTGAGTTCCGCCTTGGTAATAACAGTGGCCTGATCGAAGTCAGCTTGTACAGCTTTGCCTTGCTTAGTGTTCATTCGGGGCATATATTCATCTTTGCCTTTGACTTGCTTCCATAACTTGGCATCTACAGTAGTACCTTTTGGGAATTTTACAGTGTAGATTCCCCCTGCGGCTCCCCAATGAGCCCTCCTCCAAGAGGTGAAGCCATATTTATCGGCTAATTCCTTTTGATTTTCAAAACAAACATCTAATTTATTGACTATCTTTTGAAACTTCTTTCCTGTTTCACTATCTTTTTTTGTTATAAAATACATTTTAAATCGTTTTTAAAGGTTATTTAAAACCCTGCCTTAGGGGGTCTCTTATGGGCGTCCCCTTAATACCAACGACACGCTAAGGTCAGGGTATCTAATAATCGTCCGCAGTGGCTTACCGCTAATCAATAGAGAAGTTGAAGTTTACTCTTTTTTCTATACCATTCTCAAATTTGACCAACTTATACCCACGTATATACATACTCGTACGTATATCTACGATGGCGTTCTCTATGATCTCCATACCCTCATCAAAGAGGGCACTGTTAGCCTTTTGCCTTAGCGTGCCTAACTTGCGCACCTCTCGTGGGTTTAGGTTCCCTTGTGCATCTGTTCTTAATGCTGTATTAAGGAACTCCAATAGGAGTTTTTCTTTTTCAGTATCTCCCGCCAAGGACGACATATAGGTTTTTATCTTCTTAAGTCCTTCGCTCTCTGTACCATTAAAGGCGGGGCGTACATTCCAACCTATACGGATACTCGCCGAACCATCTGCTTTGGTAAAGGTATGCGAATCCTGTTCCTCTTTCTGAGTGCCGTATAGCTCGGCACGGAGAGCTATGATAGTCTTCGCCTCTTGGAAGAGTTTCGCTACCAAATCCTCTACATCCTCCCGTTGCGAAAGGCAGAACCCAATGTTATCATCTACCAATTCTGCTTCAAGCTCCAAAAGTGTCTGTCTGCTCTGTTGTTTAGCTAATTTCTCTGCTCTTTGCTTCTCTTTGAGTTGCTCTTGTAACTTCTTTAAGTCCTCAGCACTCATCTGTGATAAATCTACACTCATTTTATTATCTTTTTTAATTGTTATTATTCGTCTATTTCTACCTCATATTCCCAATCCATGGCATCATCTTCCCTTATGTTGTCTATTAGCCATCCAAAAACTTCTTCATACTCATCAGAGTTGCCAAGTCCAATAGTAATTCCATATTTTGCCATTTTATCTAATTGCTCAAAAACCTTATCGGGGACTTCTACATCCCCAAGACCTACTGTGTAGGTTACTGTTACGCTTAAATCTTTAATAATTTTCATTTTTTATCTGTTTAAAAATTATCTTACTACTTTTGCCTTATATAGCTCGTTGGTCTCTATCGGTTCCCACCCTTTTCTGTCTTCGTTGTACCACATCAGCACCCTGTCCTGATCGTATCTAAGGTAAGGAGACTCCCAGTTATTTTCTCGTATCCATTCGTAGATGGTTAGTACCACTATTGGTACACTTTTCCTATAGCCCGCATGATACTGATGTATCATGGTTCGCTCTGATTCTGTCAAGGCTTGTAAGAAGTTATCAAGCCTCAGTACTTCCATATATAGCTGTTTCATTGTACTATTGTTATCTGTTTTATTGTTCACATACTTGTTCACTTGACTTGCTTATTACTTGTAACAGTTTCTTGGGGTATATATGATTAATATTCTCCGCCGCAAGTCCTATCATTAGTTCTATATCCTCTCGGTCAAATACACCCTCCCTGAGTGCCTTGCCGTAATATCTCTCTATATCACGCTCCACATACACCTCCCACTGCCGGGCAAACCAATTCAGCAAATGGTCATTTAGCTTTAGAGCTAATACATCTTTTGAGATTTGCTTTGTTTTATTCACAATATCGCACCAATCCTCGAAGTATAGCCATTGTAAGTGCTCATACCCTAAAGGCTTATAGTCCAAGTAGTATAGCAGGCAGTCCCTGAATTCTTTTTGCTTTTCTATGGTTTCCATATTTTATTATCTTTGTCTAATGTTCATATACATTTATCCGTTTGGCTCGCAGCCATGGTACAACTCTGCTTTCTCTTTGTCTATGGTAAGCACTCCACCAGGACAACGCCCCGATACATTACATGCTAAGCCTTCCACTTGTATAATCACCTCTGCAAGCTTCTTACAAAGCCTTGCTACCGCTATATCGGGTTCCCCTTTCTCTTCGTGGGCGAGGAAGATAAAGAGTACATTGCGATAATTTTTTCCCCATTCCCTAAGTTTAGGGGCTGTTAGCTCGTCTTTATAAACTGTGGTATTGTCTATAAACACCACTTTAGGGGCACGTTGCTTAGTTAATGCTTTCTCTATCTCGGTAAGCTCTGTATAGGGTACTATCTTTAATTTGCGGTTGCTGGGGTCAAGCCCACTACGGATATATGCTTCTTGGAAGGACTTACTAATGCCCTGCTCGGCACTTACATACATCACCTGTTCAAACTTGCTCAAGTATTCCGCTAACATTAGCGAAAACCACGTTTTCCCTTGCTTCTCTCGCCCATAGATAATCCAAAACCCACCTACTTCGGGCCTGCCAAGAGCTTTCTCCCATACCCCCTCAAAAGGAAAGGTTTTATAGGTTTTCTCCAATAATTGTTTCCCGTATATACCTTTTATTCTTGCCATTAGCTTAACTTAATTAAATTCTCCAAATATCTAAGTCTCTTCCAATCCGAAGGGGTTACATCCTTTGTGTTAAGGTCATTCGGATTCATACACTTACGCACAAGTTTGTCCACATCCTCCTTTTGCTTGGCATTTACCGATGCCACATCGCCCAATAATTGGATGTAAAACTCCTTACGATCATCCGTTCCTTGGGGTACAATTGAGGTGATGTCAAAGAAGCGGTCGAATATCTCAGCATAACCTACCTTTTTATGAGCAATACCACTCTCTATCTTTGCCCTTAGTCCATCGGCTCCCATCATATACCAAGCGCATTCCCCTTGGGTGGCATTCCATAGCTCTTTGAGTTCGAGGAAAGCGTTGTAGTCCAAGTCTCCTGCTTCGTCAAGTACAATAAGAGGCTGTTCTAAGTAGATAAGACACATCTTGATACTTGCCTTTACATCTACATACTTACCTGTATTATCCACCCCTATAGTCTTAGCAAGCAATCGGATAAACTGCTGTTTGGTCTTCGCTTGGGAGCAATCCACATAGAAAGCATTCTTGAGCTTACGAACAATGTGTCGGGAGCAAAAAGTCTTACCAATACCACAATCATCTACCAAGATCATTGATTTGCTGTACTCCTTGCAGTAGAGTAGGTTATCTTCTATTTCAGTATATACTGCTGTACGGGCTACCTTCCAGGCGTTGTCTCTTACTTGTACCCCAAGCTGATGAGCAATTACCAACCATTGGGTGTCGCTAATGAGTTTCTCCACTTCTCCTTTTTTAAGACGAGAGAGGATAGCTCCTTTTAAATTTATGCGTTTAGCATAGTCAGCATCGGAACCTCCATAGTTCTCACGGTCGGAAAGAATCGCTTCCCTTACCTTGTTTTTAAAGTCTATTGATAATTTCATATAGCATATTTTTTTCTCCAATTTTTAGTATATTCTGTCCCTGTACTTGGGTTGTAGAGGATTTGTTTGTCGTCTTCCTCCATAGTATCGTAGTCGTCCAATATTTCTACTTCCTCTGCTTCGCATGCTTCAAATCGCTTGAGGTTGTTAATCACAAAAGAGCGTTTTGGCTTCGGTGTCTTGTCTATCACCCCTATAGGAGTAATCTCTTTGCTTTGGTGCTGTACATAGCGTACAATGGTCATTGTATAAGCATTTTGCAGCGCCTTGATAAGGGTGTCTTCCTCTGTTTGCTCGGCTTGTGCTCTTTGGAAACGTGGCATAGGTTGCACCTCACATACATAGCGGTTACCACAGTAAGCAATTGCCTTTATAAGTTCCCCGTCATTGCCGTCCAACCAATACACCTCTATATCCTTACCTTCTATCTGTTTCATTTTCTCAATAAGTGGGTCGCCTGTAAGTATCTTTCCTGCTTCGGCTATTGCCATTTTTTGTCTGTTTAAGCTGATATAGCCTTGTTTGCAACTGGTCTTAACTGAGTAACCAATATAGGGCAATATAGCGCGGTAGTTCGTCTCTGGCAGGTTTTCCAATTGGTTATTGAGAAAATATTCCCAACGGCTTACGCTTGGATCTTCATCGTGAGGTTCGTTGTTCCAATCCTCTATATCAGCAAGGCGTGCCTGTACGAGTTCATTATAAGGGATGATCTTGGTAGCACCTTTGCCCGCTTGGTTGGCTTCGTTCTTAGCAAAGGGGCGAGGGATCCATCCGTCGGCATATTTTTCTTTGTTGTTACGCATCTTGCCAAACATACGTTCTATATACTTCCCCTTGGCGTTATTGGCTTCCACTCTTACCTTTTGGAACATATACCCCTCTCTAAGGAAGGTGTCGCTAAAGCTACTATTAAGGGAGCTTTCGCACTCCAACTCATATGGGAGTTTTAGCCCCCATTGGTGATAGTTCCTCACTAATTGTCTGTAGAACTCAAGGATAATCCCTTCTTTGCTCTTTCCATAGACAAAGGCTGTCATACAGCGGCTGGCAATATCCACCCCGATATAGAACCATACCCTTTTCCCTTTTTCATACCAAAAAGGAGGTTGTCTGTCGTCAATGGAGAGGATAGACCCTGCTTTGGTGGGTAACTCCGTTTGTGCATAGGGGATAAATTGCCCCATAAAGGCTTGTCGGTTTCCACTTCTGAGATTGTAGGAGATGATTTTCTGTTCCCAACTCATCAGATAGGCTTTGATAGTACTTTCGCTCAAGGCAGGAAAGCCAGTAGGTTCGTATAGTTCACCTGTTTCCTTGTTGAATACTTCTATATAGCCAGCCAAAAAGGCATCATATTGCCGAGATATATCAGTAGGAGTAGGCTTGTGGGTTTGTCCTACGAATAAGCCTTGTAGCACCTCTATGACACGCTCATCTACCTTTCGGGCGTTCTGCTTACCCTTTCCATAAGGGTCTTTGATAACGGAGAGGAGTCCATCGGTTTTAAAGGCGTTTAAAGTGTTTTTAAAATGCCTTAAACTCTCAGGCAGGCTATGCTTACGACTTGGGGGCAAGGTCTCATTAAAGCTCACTGCATCGGTAAGTAGGCTTTGAGCAAGTCCCTTGGTAGCACTCTTTTTGTGCAATGCCTTGCGAATATTGAGTCGTTCCTGCTCAAGGGTAACCAAAGCTTGCAGAGTAGTAGCATTGATGATGTAGCGGTCTATCTCTTCATCGGTAAGGTGCTTTTCCAATCGTTTCCATTCACTATAGAAGCGTATCGTTTCGTCTTTTATTTGGTAATATCGCTCTAACAGATGACCCGCTTTTCGTGGATCACCCAGTGCCTCTTGTATCTCCTTGGGGAGGGTGTCATAGTCTATCAGTAGCCTACGCCCATTCCCACCCGATTGGAGTTTCTTAACACCATAAGGCTTACCTTCACTGCGGGAGATAGCACTCTGTAAGGACTTGAGCACATTCCAATACTTAGGAACCAACTCTTCCACCTCCACTGCAACTTTATCCTTTAACCATAAATAGGGCATAATCTTTTCTTTTTTGCTCCCTAATGCGATTTCGCTTCGCCAACCTTTCGGCTGTCAGTCCTACTGATTAGGGAAAAATTCGCTACCTTTGTAGCCTCAAACTAATTAAATATATCCGTATGAATTTTGAAGAATTCAATAATTGGCTTATGAAGCATTATAGCTTTAATGCTTTTGAAAATGACTTTTTTGAAAAGTCCCTTTACAACGCCTATAACTCTTCTGCTTCTACAAGTATTAATGGCGTTTCTCTACCTGTATTGTACCAGGATCACCTTTTTGAGGAGTTTCTAAAAGAGTACAAGTCTTATTTACAGCTTCTACTAAGGCAGATGTCACAACTTCCTTCAGATATGTCGATGACTCTTGAAGGGATTTCCCTAAATGATTGGGCTGCTCATTTGCAACAGTTGAAAGAGAAAGTTGCCCTATTAGATGGTCAATAGTAATATGAGTAACTTTTCTTTTGCCTATCTCCTCTCTTACAACTTCTCGTACGGCTTTTCGTATCATACCTACGAGAATTTTTTTTAATTCTTTTCTCATTTTTTTATGTTTTATGATTTTTTACCAAAACTCATGAAGGCAGGAAATAGAGTGGCTGTTTGCGATCAAGTAGAAGACCCAAGTTTAATACTTTAACTTTTATTTAACCGCAAATAATGTAAAAAATATTTGTATTATTCAAATAAAAGTTGTATCTTTGTGGTGTAGTTAAG